GATTTCTCTAAAATTTTATCTTTGATATCCATCTGACGTTTCTCTTTAGCAATACGTCTGAGAAATGCGTAGTAAACTATCTGTGTAAAATAAGCAAAGGGATTTTTAGATTTAGATGGATCGAAATTATCTATGTATTGTATACAGTTTTCTATACCATCACAAACCATATCATCTTTATACATGTAGTTGATGAAGTTTGGTCTGAATGATAAATGATTTGCTATCTTTAAAAAACAACCACCAATATAGTTATTAACACGAGGTTTTGGTTTACCTCTTTCTTCTGCTATACGTACTTGCTCTTTATATTTAATAATAGCAGCAAGAAACTCTTGGTTATCAACGTAGTGTTGTTTCTTTTTAGGTGCAGCTTTTCTCATATATTTTTCTTGCTGTTAATGATATTGTAACACAAAATCACGGCGGTTGCAAGGTGACAAGGGGACAAGCTTGACAAACTGCAAAATTATGTATAGAATAACACTGCAAGGGTTCATGAGAATCTTATGTCTTATATATTTTTTCAAATAATTTTCTAGCTTCTTCTATATTTCCTAGATACCCGCCCGAATGTTTAGCATGAGTTCTTGATTGTTTTCTTTTATTTTGCATACCTTCGGATCCAAGAATAAAAGTATCATACATTAATGTAACTTCTTTATTCATAGATGCTATAGCAAGTATATCCTTTTCTCTAATAACATAAAATTCTTCATCTGACATTTGCATCCATTTATGGAATCCCATGCCTCTCATTACTTTTGCACCATCTTCAAGTTCTTTAGTAATAAATGAAACAGATACAGGATCTTGAATAAAAACTAATGTCTCACCATTATCTTCTGTTAAGACAGCTCTACCAAGAATTTCTTCACCATTAGACAGTTTAAATACCCCATGAAATTCTTCTTCGTGTTTGGCGTAATTAATGCTCATGATTCTTTAGTTTGATATCTATGATCTCATAGTTAAAATCTTCTTCTTTATAAATTTTAATTCGTTCTTTAAGATGGCGAAGAGTATAATTATTACCTTTATCAGTTGATACATCATCTGCTATATCATATAAAGTTGCTTTAACTTTATCCTTTGTTTTCCTAAGTACTCTACCTATTGACTGAAGATTTCGTACTCTAGACTTTGACGGCGAGGCGAAGATGACATTATGTAATTTTTTAATGTTAATGCCAGTACTGAAAGTACCGTAAGACGCAACGATGATCGCATTATTTTCATTTTCAACTAGTCTCCTGATTTCCTCTCTATCATTAACATCAACTCCACCACAAACAAAATGAACTGGTGAATCAGTATGACTATTTATCATCTCATACAAAGGAAGACCATGACGTTCTACGTAATTAAAAAGAACTAAAGTATTACCTTTTAAATCACAAGCAAGATTACGAATAAATCTATTTCTAAATTCATTGTCAATTAAATATTCTATTTCATCTTGATATCCCTCAAAGATCTGTTCTTGATGTTTTAATAAAATAATATTAATTTTTAATTTAGCAACATGCCCTTGCTTCATTAATTTATTAGTTTTAGTTACTTGTCTACATCTACCAAAGACACCTTCTAAAACTAATTGATTACAGTTAGCACCATCTAATGTACCAGTAAAACCATATCGATATTTACATCCATGCATCTTTGACATTATATTAGTTAATGACTTAGCTTTAAATAGATGAGCTTCATCACCTATAACTACATCAAACCTATCAAAAAATTTACGTGGTTCCTTATACAAGGACTGCCAAGTTGATATAACTACATCATTCTGTACGTACTTATCTTGACCACCATATATTTTATGACAATGATGTTTAGTATTCCAACCGTACTCTGTAAAATCTTTATACATTTGTTCGACAAGAGATGTAGTTGGTACTATAATAAGTACATTCCTTTTAACATTTACATGAAACCGAACCAATGCATAAATCATTAAGGATTTCCCGCTTGCAGTTGGCGACAATAGGAGTGCTCTGTTGTATCGTAGGCACTCGTATATTGCTGAAAGTTGGTAGTCGTGTGCTTTCACCGAGAGACCCAGAGCCTTCACAAATCCAACAACTGATTCGGGAGTTATCAAATCGTTCTGCTCATGAGGGTGACCAAAGTTCTCATGATTCTCTATCTCATACTGATACCCTTTTTCATGTGCCCACTCAGTTAGATACGAAACCAGACCAACATAAATTTCTCCAGTAGCAGGTGAATATAATCTAACCTTTCCATCCCAACCTTTATATCTTCTAGTCTTCTGCATATACTTTGCAGACTCTATTTCAAATGTGAAAAAATCTGCTAGTTCATGATGAACATGAGGTTCAGTATTTACTTTTAGATATACCTCATTCTTCTTTTTTATTATTAAATCAGACATATGGAGGACCGTTAAACCACGCTACTAAGGATTTTCTTATACCTTTAGTAACTGGTCTAACTCTATGATAACGATATGATTCAAAAAATAATGCAGATCCTGCTGGTAATTTGAAAGTTTCATATCTACATTCTGTTCCTGGTTTATATATTTCCAAATCAAATTCCCCTCCCTCAAAATCATCGTTGAGGAAAAGGGACATACTTATTTTTCTAACTAAATTAAATGATACTTGTGCGTGTTGATCTAAATGCCAATTATAAAAACCTCCCGCAGGGTAAGAACCAAACTGTATAGGTTCTATATGTGTTATATTTAAATTCCATCTAGCTTTCTTATTAACTCCTTGAGCAGTTTGTAGAAAATTATTAACTAAGTTCTGATCTTTAATCCATGCAATATCACTCTTTCTAGTTTGACTTTTTTTATCTCCTTCTAATAATCCTTCTTCCCAATCTAATTCTTGGGATGATATAGCTCGTTTAATATCATTGAGTGCGGTTTCATTAAATTTCACCACCTCGTACATTGTACCGTAATTCATTACATACCACTTTGAAAACGCTCCCACTCAATAGCATTTTTGATTTGATAACTACGGCCATTAATTTGCCTTAGTATACCATCAAGAAAGAAGACCACTTGATCTATATAGTCTATTTTCAGTTGAAGCTTTCTGACATCATCATCAGCCTCTATAAACATATTAATCTCTTCTTTAGTTGTTAATTTAAAATCAAAAGGTGTGTCTTTATATATTTTTGCTGGTGCTTTTCCCTTATAGAATACCCATTTTTCTCTAATAAGAGATCTCATTTCAGACTCTCTATCTTTCTTCATTAGAGAAAATGTATTATAAAATTCCATATACCTCATATGAAGTTGAGGTACTTTTATTGATTCATTACCATAATCATCAGGATTTATTTTACTATCAGTCTTCCATAGATCCTGAAGATTTTCTAAGTTCATTATCTTTTAATCCACCTTGGTGCATAGAATACTAAAAATGAAGTAGTCCAGAATATTGCTAATGCTGCTATGTGTATCAACCTATTAGGATTAACTATTAATCCAATTGTCACAAGTCCTATCCAAGTATAATCTAATGTACCGTGGAATCTATACCACACATTAGCACCATACTTATCAATAAACTTATCTCTTTGTTTTGAGAACCAAGGCGAAACATGCCTCATCATAACAAAACCCTCATTAAAAAACATAAGGGCAAAACCTATCCAAAAAATCATATGCCTTGATCTTTAGTCTTTTCAAAAAATTCTTTCATAGATGATGAAACATCAGGTGGATCTGCATAACCATATCCTTTAATCTTCATCCACTTCTGACGTAATGCACCAAGTATCCAAGACTGAGATAAACTCTTAGGTCCATTCTCTAGTAAATCAAGTTCTTTTGCATTACTTGTGTATGCTTTGTATTCTTCTCTCCAATTAGAGTCATCAAATTCTGTAATGGGTTTCTTCCTTGGATGATCGCCTTTTCGTAATGCCACTTTTCTGTCCTCCCATACCACTATATGTATAGACCCTAGTACGATAGCACAGGTATCACATTTTGTCAACTACCTGCGAATTCGCATTGAGCTTGCCTTTTCTCTTACCTCAAAAACTAAGTATCTAAATGTTGCTGAAGCAGTAAAGAAATCATTATCACTACCAGTAACATCAAATGGTATAGTAGATAAATCTACTGGGAATAAATCTTTAAAAACTACATCAAAATTATATAGATTATTGTTATTTAAAACTT